CCATTGCCGTTGCTCCGGGGTGGCGAATAGGTAGCCGGATGCGTACAGGCCCCAATCCTTCAGGGTCCACTCTGTCAGTGGGGCCGGGTTTACCCAGTCCTTAAAGCGTGCTTCGGCTTCCGCCGGTTGCCAGCCGTTGGTACGGGGGGCCATCTTGAAGTAAGGGTTTCCCGCCGATTTCACCCGCAGTATGCGCGCTTCGGGATTGGCGGGCATGGCCACCACGGACACTTCCACTAAGGCCGCTTCGGTGATTTCCCGCACGCGGTCTGTTACATTGATTCCGTCTCGCACAATGCGGAAGCCCACCGAAAAATCAGAAAGCACGTTTTCCTGCACCAGTGTGCGCACCATTTGCGCCGGTGCAGTGGAAGCAAAAGGGGCTTCAATAAGTAACCCCTTGGTGTCTTCAATCGCCTGCGTCACCTTGCCGATAATGGACACGGCTCCGGCATACATGTTGTGCCCGTCCACCAGCTTCACCCGGCCCGCTGGCACTACTTCCTGAATGGACTTGGACCACGCACCGGGCATAATCCTATCCCCCACCAAATCCACATCAAAGGTGGACGCATAGCCCACCAGTAGGCCATGCGGTGCCGCGCTGGTGGCGTCGTCCGCCTTCACACTCATGCCGGTTATAAATTTGCGAAACATTCAGTGGGTTCCTTAACTGGTACTATCGGTTTCTAAAATATGGAAGTGTCATAGGTTGCGGTGCAGCGGCATTGAATTCTTTCCCGCGCCGGTAGCTGCGAGTCACCCGGAAACATACAAGGCGCGCCACCTACGATAAATTCGTCATTGAATGGCACGCCCCGCTGCGTAGCGCCCGCCGTCACATGGGTAGGCCGGGTGCGGTGGTCATTGGTGGCCAGCCAATTCTTCGTTGCTCCGTCTAAGTTATAGAAACGGTTCACGGAATAGAAAAAGGTGGAGTTGGAAGCCGCCACCACTTCCGTGCGGGCCACCACTTGCGCCCGGTACATGGAAAAGCCATAGGAAGCTATCAACCGGTCTGCTATGGCATCAATGCTGCGGCTATTCTCTAGCCCTTCGTCAATGATTCGAGCTATGCCGCGCTTGGTGTTTTCGGTCACGTTGCGCACCTGCTGCGCTGCTACCCGGTTCATCCATGCGCCGTACTCCGGTATGTCCCACGGCCCTATCAGCTCCCAGTCTACTTTCCGCCGCAATGCCACTGTCTGCGGAGTCAAAGCCACGGTGGCCCGGAAGGTGGCCGCATACAAGGCTTCGTAGAAATCAGGAAGCCAGTTATTAAAGCGCATGTCCAGCAGAATGAGCGCCCGCGCTTCACCGGTACCGGCCCGGTAATCTTTGGCAAAGGCCCGCCCTTCTTTGGCCAGCCACGCCGCCAGCTTCGGCACCTGCACCTTTTCCACCGCCCGCCGCGCCCGCTCCAGCGCCAGCCAAAAGCTAATGCTTTTCAGCTCCCACATGGTGGTGGTTTCTGGAAAATTTCCAAAGTAGTGCCGCACCAAGGTGGAACTGTACACGGCCCGCACGTAGGCTTGGCGGGCCGCGCTGGCTTCATTGACTCGAAACGCTTCCCCACCCCGTCCGTACTTGTTAAGGCACAGTGTAATCGGCACGCACGCTTTCCTTGTATCCGTCTGCCCCTATCAGGGTAAGATTGCCCAAGTGCTGGCCGAAGCAAAGCTGGCGTGTGGTGGCGTCTATCACGTAGTCCACATCCTGGTACACCCGCAGGCCGTTCAGATACACCACGATATTAGTGGACGATGGCGCGGTGGTGCACGTGCGTGGGGCCACCCAAGTAAGCGCCAGCGCTTCCCCGGTGACGTGCCGGTGAGTAGGCACAGGGGCAGGCACGGGGGCCTTAATTAACGCCCGCCCGTTTGGCTGCATTTCTACTGTCAAACCCGCGCCGATATCCGCCCACACCATCCTACCGGCTACAGTAGCCAGCACGGTGGACACCGTGCCGCTAGCGGGCCGAATCTGCATGAGACTCGGCAAGGTTTGTGCCGCCGCCACGCCTATCACAGCTGAAGCAGCAATGCCTATCCAGTATCTTTTCATGGTAACTCGCTATCTGGTACGCCGGGGTCTTTGTTGGGGTCCACCGCGTCCGGGTCATCGGGTGCACCTAGTTTCGGTTTGGCCGGGTCCGGTGGCCCGGCTTCGGTTCGATCTATCAAGCTATCCACTGTAGCATCCCCCACCGGCATAAGGGTGGAAGACATCCAAGCTTCATCGCCCCATTCTACCGGCTCCATGCCCAGCGACATCTTTTCATTGACATCATTTAACGGCCAGCCCATGGCCACCAGCACCTTGGCCGTTTCCACCTTTTCCGCCATGGCTTTGCGGTAAGCGGGCACGTTGGTAACGTCATACCGTAATTCAATTTCTTCGCCGTAGTACGGTATCACCAGCTCATTGTTTAGCTTGGCTTGAATCCAGCTTAGCAGCGGGTCTACCCGGTCTTCCCAAAAGGAAAGCCGCGCGTGCCCATAGTTGGAGTACGTAGGATCACTCACCGCGCCTATGAGCACAGCGGGCACACCCAGCACCGCGCAAATTTCTTCTTTGTTCTTTACCGATTGCTCCAGCCATTGAATGTCAGTGTGGCTAAGCGTAATCTGCTGCCACTTCATGCCGCCCCACAGCACCATGGGATTGAAGCGGTTTTCGCCCGCGTGCTCTTTTAGAATTTCGTCTTTCAGCGCTTGCCGGTCCACATCCACAATCACGCCGTCTGTGGAAAGAATGCCGGAAGGGGACGCGTAATTATCCAACATGGCTTGATTCCATTCCGCCGCGCCTTCTTCGCTGTAGAGGCTGCGATAAGCCGAAGAAATCGGAGAAATGCCCACGTATGGATTCAACGGGTCCAAGTACTTGAAGTGCATCACCCGCTTGGCGTCTAGCTCGATTGGCTCCATAGCACCGGGTGCAGTCAGCGCGTACCCTTTGATGAAGTGCAGCTTGTCCGGTATGGGGGCCATCCAATCGCTGCGCATGTGCCACAGCTCTTTCACTTTCATGCCCTTGCCGGTCATGCGATTTTTCACTACTACTTTTTCGATGTAATCATTGCCGGACAAGGAAAGGTTGCCAATGAAGTTTTGGAAAAATTCTGACTTGTCTTGATACGGGTTTGGCCGCTTCATCAGGATTTCCAGTTCATGATTAGGCAGCGGGGTGTTGCTGCCCCACTTGTACACGTACCAATCGGCCCGGCCCACGGACTTGCCAAGGAATTCAATGCAGGCCCGCACCCACACAATGGCCTTATAGCCACGGTTAGCCGCTTCGGTGAATGACAGGTTATAGGAGTTGCCCCATATTGGTTGCAAGCCGTACAGGTTCCCGCGCCCTACCCGGCCCCCGCCGTAGTATGCCGCCTGCACGTTTGCAAATTCTGAGTTACCCGCCGGTGCGGCCTGTTTCGTGAAAAGAAAATCTTGTAGCAGTCCCATTATTTCCTGTCTGTACTAGCGCTATCCCACAAAAGAGCACCCGCGCGGAAAGCGGTTTCGTATGCGCGCCAGCGCTTCCGCGTGGGTTTCGTAGCAGTCATCCACGGCCAGCCACATGGCGTTTGCGATATCCCCTAGTGTTTCCCCGTGGAAGTACACCCGCAATAATACTTCCCGCTCCGTGGGGGTAAGCATTTCCCGCATGATGCTGCGCACCTTCAAAAACAGCAGCCGGTTGCTTACCGCCAGCTCCAGGTTAGCCACGTTGGCAAGGTCTGGCAGCTCCCCTTCGGTGCAGTCTGCGGCTAGCGTCATGTGGGTGGCATAGCGCATTTCCTTGCGCATCAAATCCAGGAATGAGCCGCCAATCCGTTTATAGACGAAAGTAGTAACCTTCGTTTTGCCGGTGTAGCGCCGCTTGGCCGTGGTCAGCACCCGCACCACGGCTTCACTTAGGAAGTCTTCAATATCGCTGCTGCCAGCATCGCGCGTGGATTTGTGGACGGCCCGCCGGGTCACTTCCCGCACGATAAGCGGATAAATTTCCGTACCCGCCACCACCAAAGATAAATGCGGAAATCTCCGCCCCAACTTCATAGCTTCATCGCTCCATATCGGCCTATCGGCATCTCTTCCACGAAGAAACGGAAAGCACCCGCCGCGCTATCCATTTGGTCATCGTGCACGTCTGTTTCTTCTGTGCCCGTGAGGCTACAGCATTCGTCTAACCAATCGCTGGCCCACGGGCCGGTAACCAAGGTTAGGTTGCCACCGCGCGCTTGGCCTGCCAGCGGCCCCCACCGGGCCAGCTTCGGCCCGCCGGGCCGGATGCCTGCCACGTTCCACCCGGCCAGCGTGCGCACATAGTTGTGCACCAGTGATTTGCCGCTAGCCCCGCCTTCCTCTTCAATGCGTATGTAGACGTTGCGCCCGTCCGCCTTGGCCGTTCTGTACACCCGTTCTTCCACTTCCGCCGGATTGCAGCGGAAGCGCTGCACGTCTTCAATGCGCAGCTTGCCCAGCGAATCACGGGCCATCAGCGTACCCACCGTGTAATCCGGGTCTTTGCCCTTCTTTGGCTCCGTTGCCGCCAAGTCCCAAAAGCGCACCCGCGTGCAGCTCCCCGTGAAGGGCAGGTTTACCAGCTTCACCCACTCCCGCAGCAGCACCACATCCGTGCGGGTGGCGTACCAATCACCAAAGCGCCGCTGCTGGTAGAGCACGCTATCCAGTTCTTTCAATGACTGCACATAGGCTTCCGCGTCCAAGGCCGGATTGTCTTCCAAGAAGAAAGCCATGTGCGCCCGGTTGGGTGAGAAATTTTCCAGAAAGCGGTTACGCAAGTACAGGTGCGAGATACCGCCGGGGTTAGTGGCCAGCCGGAAGCGCAGCGGGTGCTTCTGATTCACCTTAGTGCGCCGGAGCCGGGCATATAAGAATTCTAAAGAAGACTTGGGAAATTGTACGGCTTCATCTACGATAATTGTCTGGAATTCCGCCGAATCATACCGGTACTTATCGGCGTCTGTTTCCAGGTACCCGAAGGTGACGCGCGCCCCGGTGGGAAACTCCGCCCGGTAGTCTTTACCGTTCCAGC